TAAAATTGTGTTAGTATAACTATGAACCAAACCTGCTATATTGCATATATTATCACTAGTTTTTGTAGTAGTTATTTTAATGTTTACTGGTAACCAGCCAAGACTATAATCAAATATCAAAAAATCATACCACATTCTTATATCTGGAATTTTGATTCTTTCTTTAAAATTTTCAGAGAGAATACGAAGAACTTCTTCTTCTTGTATAGCGCTTGACAAGCGACCATCTTTATTTTTTTCAGAATATTTATATTTTTTTAAACAGTTTCTTACATTAAGTATAGAATTTGGTAAATTTTTCTTAGTATAAATGTATCTTTTTAATATAGCTATATCCATTTATAATTAAAAGTATTATATCTTTAAGTGTGTGCGAATACTGTAATAATTATTTTCTAATCTTGTTGTAAAGATGGACGTCTCATTCTTACAAAAAAATTATTTAGTCGTGTTGTTGTCAGTATTTTTTTCACTGTTTGCAACTTTTATTTTGAACCTAGCTCTTCCTCAAAGTAATGAGCAAAGATCTTATGTAAAATCATCACTAATTGCTGGGCTAGTTTCAGCTGCGATAGTTTATATACACAGTTTAGATTCGGTTATTGAAACTATAAATCAAGGCCCTGTCCCTTTCTAAATATTTGGTCTATAAATCAGTATCCAAAGTAATAAACCAACTAATAAAAGGTTTAAAATTTCATTTAACCATGGTCCTTTAATCATTCCTGTGTTCATACAACCACAGGTTTTACAGTGTTCATTTACAGATTCGCAAGTAATATTAGGTTCATCAAAAGATTCCACCACATTTACTATTTGTGGTGCAGTTTCTTCTGGTATTATTTGGAATTCTTTTTTATCTTCTGTTTTTTCAAATTCTACAATGCCGTAAGCATCTTTTAGACTTGCATACATAGTTCTGTTACCAAAGCTCATTATTAATATAATAGAAAAAAATAATAACTAAATTGCTGGTTGCATGAATGACTTTGTTTGTTCATATCTTTCATTACAATCAATATAGTCGAAAACTTCAGCAGAAGGTACATATTCTTCCAAACTTTCCGGTAAAAGATCTATTACATCATATCTTATTCTTGGGAGTAAAGATTTCAGGGAGTGATAGATATATTGTTTCTTTCTAAAATCTGAAAAGTCAGATTTTCCTGTTTCATGTGAAGAATCAGTACAGTCTCCTTTTTCATGGCTATAACACAATCCTTCTCTACAAGAAAAAGTTGGTGTAAGTTTAGAATATATTTCATCAGTTTCCCATCTTGCGCAACCATATCCTCGGGCACTCCAATGGTCTCCAAGAGACTCTCCTATCTTGCTAAATTTTCCACAATTAGAGCAAATTTCAACGTGACAGTGTTTAAGAGAATTACATTGTTCTGATCTTTGCATAGGAGTTATACATATAGGACACCTGACAGATAATTCTGTAATTTTTTGGATAATTTGTTTGCAAGCATCCAGAGGGTCAACCTCGGCATTAATGTAAAAATAATCTGTAAGTTCTTGTCTATTACTTTTATAAAAAAAGTAGTTATAGGAATAAGGGTTTATATTTGGGTATCCAGAACAATGGAAACAGCTGTTATTAGAACCAAAACACTGAGTTTTACATCTAAAACAAAATGAATTGAGGCAATATGTGCAGTCATATATGTAACCATCTTCAATGTCTTCTTCAAATACTAGTACTGATTCGCAATTAGGACAATACTCTACACCGCAATCTTGGTAAGTGTATTTGTCACTTGCTATTCTATATATCATATATCTTTCTTTTAATATTTTTTCAAGGATGCCGTCATTATATTTTATCTTACAGTCGTCAAAAGGATATTGACATGATATTTCAGGTTTTCCTTCCTTTATGGGGATGGTTTTTATTATTTTTTCTATACAAGGAGTGCATATTTTATGTTCAGAAATACCACATGGTTGATTTACTAATGAATCTTTGCCATAGCATATACAACATTCTACGTCTACGTCTTTTAAAATCTGTGGTTTATCTTTTGGCATTTAACTGTTATAAGTAAATATTTTTTAAGTTCAACTTAAAACCATTTAAAATATTTTACTTCTTCTTGTTTTTTCAAGTAGCTTATGCTTCTTAAGAAAATAATCTTTACATTTGGAATTTCATTGTAATTTTGTCCTAAATGTATCCCAAGAATCAATAAGAATAAAGTATATAACATTTAACTGTTATAAGTAAATATTTTTTAAGTTGGTATTAGTCAAAGTATATAGTCATTTTTATACGTGATATTTTTATATCTTCAAAGAATTTTTTCTTCTGTTTAGACGGTTTGTTTTTATCAAGGTCTTTTTTAATACTATCAAAGTTTGCAGTCACATAATCAAGGATTTTATACTTGAATACCCAATTAAAAAAATTCAATTGCGCTACTGTTGTTTCAAAGACTCTATCTTTTGATATTTTTACAGGAAACTTTGGCATTCTGCGATACATATCAAACATTGACTTGTTAAAAGAACTCATTTGTTCATTCTTGTAAGAACTATAAACATTGAAAGGTTTTCCATTGACGTTGTATATAACTTTTTTTTCTTTTGCGTAATATCCAACAAACCATTCTAAAATCCTAAGACTACAAGGGTCTTTTTTGTCTATTATGTCTGCTATTATAGATAGTTTTTTCTTTGAGTAATTTTCCAAGAGTTTTTGTTTAAGTACGTCTATTCTTTTGTCCTGGGAGCTCATTAGAGTTTAATACAATTTTGTCTTTAAGTTGTGTGTAAATGATTTTGGTATCATAATTATAATATTTTTACAATTATGTCTTTAAGTCTGTTTAAACTTTAAAGTATCTAACTTTATATTGTCCATCATAATTAACTCCATTTTTTCTCAATTCTATCCCATTATTTGGTAACCATCTCATTTCTAGTCTTTCAAATGTAGTACTACCAGCACTGCTACCCCATCTCTGGACACTTGCATTTCTCGTTGGACCAGATTTCATAATCGTGAATTTACCGCATGGACCATTGCTGACGATATTCGAAACAAGAATGTCAAAAGTCCCTAATTGGTCTATTAATATAATATTCCAAGTTGTACCAGTTAAAGTAATAGTTAATGTAGGTATCCCGGACAGCGAATTCAGATCACAGTAGTTTTTCGTAACAGCATCTTGAAGAGCCGTAGGGTCAGCTAAACTTGTTATTTTCTCTCCATCCATGTCGACTTTACTAGACAAGATTTGTCCATTTATTATAGTAGAATTATTTTTACTAAACGCTGCTAAGCTCATTACAATATATAAAGAAATTCTTTTTAAGTTTTAATCTTAAAACTTAAAAACAGTGTCAGCGAACTTAAAAGTTTAGTAATATATTTGGACAATATTTTCAAGTTCGTTTTTTAGATAGTTGAGTATTACCTATGACATTTTTAACAAAAGTAGTAGTTTTTTATCACACAATGAGCTGTAAATCTTAGTTAAAATTATTCTTTTAAACTATCAAAATGTACATATAATGACACTTCTCTGGATGTAATTGTATTGGTGTGTCAATTACGGCGTCAGTATACGGTGGGATCTCTGAACAAAGGTTCTCTGTTAAAGTTACAGGTTCTTCTACTTGTACTTGTGCTTCAATATCTTCTTGTCGTATAAATGGTTCAACAAAAGTCATATTTAATCTTCCATTGTCGAGACCGTCTACTAATTCATTATTTAACCAAACTTCCATGCAGTCTTTGTATGTATCTGATGCTCTGTATGTGTTTAAACAAGAACCATTGTCCCAATAACACAAACCTCTTGAATATTCACATTTATCTTTTCCAGCATCGGCGTAAATATTAGGATCTCCTTTAGCTCTACAATATTCAACCTTACCAAGCCATTTCATTACTGGAAGTTCTTCTTCTTTGTAGAGAAAGTTTGAAAATCTTTTTTCTCCAAAAATATCATAATCACAAAAATAAGACAAAGACTTTATAAGATTTATCAAGAACAAGTATTTCATATAATATATTTAAGTATTACTTCTTTAACTCAAATATTTATTTATATTTAGACCAATCATCTCTGTAAATATAGTTGGGATAGTATTTCCTAACTGATTCCATTGCTCTTTATTATTCCCATGCAATTTAAAATTTTGGTCAAAACCTTGTATTTTCAAGCAGTCTTCTTTTGTTAATCTATACTCTTTACCGTCAACTATATAACCATCCCAATTATGTTTATCATTTATTGGAGAATTCCTACCACCGCACCTAATAGTGTATGCTATTTTTTTTTCAAAATTTTTACCGAGAAGTTGCGTCATTGATGATTCTTTTTCATATTTTGTAAAATCAAGCAATTTATCAATATTTTCAACTATCTCAGTATCTTTTCTAATTGCCATAATAAATAAACGCTTTCTCATCTGGGGCAATCCATAATCACTGCATTTTATAATTTTATATGATATAGAATAATTTACATTTTCAATGTCATTTTTTATTCTATCAAAGGTTTTACCATCGTCGTGTTTTAAAAGTCCCTGAACATTTTCAAGAATTATTATTTTTGGTTTATGATATTCTATGAATTTCATTATATTAAAAAACAATGTTCCTCTTTTGTCATCAAAACCTTTATGTTGTCCACATTGGCTGAAAGGTTGACATGGGAATCCAGCACATAATATATCATAGTTGGGGATATTTTTTGGTTCTATTTCCGTTATATCACCTAAAGGTAATAAATTATAATTTTCTTTATATGTTTCTCTTACCGCAGGGTCAATATCACAAGACATCACGCATTCCCAGTTTAGTTTTTTGAATGAATAATGAAAGCTTCCTATCCCACAAAACAAATCTATAAATTTAATTTTTTTATTTTCTTTTACTTCACCTATCAAGTTTTCAAAGTTTAATTTAAAAAGCCTGTCGTCTTTCTTTTTTGGAATACAAGTTATTATTTTTCTATTAATGTCTTCTCTAAATCTTTCAGAAGATGGATAATCATTAGATATAGTCAACAATATATAAAGTTTTGGTGGAAAAGCGTAAGACCAATTATCCTGAGTCCATCTCTCTCTACATGTAGTTTTACAACTAATTACTTTATAATCTGTTATAGGTTTGCCTACTTTAATGTCATTTCCTATAACGAAATCTATAATATGATAACATTTGTTTTTCTTTTCATTAAACCCAGATATTAGACCGTATTTATCTATGGTTACCTGTCCCCTATAAGGAACTTTGTTTTGTTCTAGTACACTAACTAAAATATTTTCAAGGAAATCGCCGGTTCTTTTATTTTTACTTTGGTGTAATGATATTGATTCATCATACAATTGCAATATTTCAGTGTCATTTAATAAAGGAACTATCTTCTTTAAGTTATGAATTATTTTTAATTTTTTAGATTTTTTATTTTCTTCTATTTTTGATAGAACATAATTATTATTAAAAACATCTACCATTTGTAATTACTACTGTTTTATCTTTAACTTAAATTTCCACTTTTTCTTTAGATCAGATGTCAGTTTTATGTCTTTTTTTATTTTTTCTTTAAGTTTTTGTTTAAGAAAGTCTTCTGGTGAAGTATCTTTTTTTGACCTAGTTTTTCTATAGTCAGATGTTACAAAATCTTTAGTTGCCTGGTTCACGCTTTTAGACCGATTTGCGTATTCTCTTAATGCTAATAAATTTTTAGGACTTATATCTCTAATTTTTTTTAGTATGTTTACCTTGTTTGACTTTAAAGCTTCTTTGTATGCCATCATTCTTGTTTCTTTATCAACAGAGTAATATGAACTTATGAATCCAAAAACCTGTTCAGAACAACCTACTGCTGTTATGTAGAGTGGAGAAGTTAAACCATCCTTATATTTTATACCATAAATAGGCAAGACAAGTGCTAAAGTTTCAAGATTCATAGAGCATACATTATCTGCTACAAAACCTATTTTTGTCTTTTTGTCAATTATCTTATCACCATAATAAACTATAGAAGACATTGCATGTTGTATTTTTTTAAAGTCATTGCTTTTTAAAGTCTCTACAAACTTGTCAATATTATAAAAAAATATCATATAGTATTGACATATAAAAAATTTAAATTTCTTTGATTTTTTCTTCCTGTTCTTCTTTGATAGGTTCAAGGGACTTTCCATTGTTTTCCTCAATCCACTTTACTGCTGGAAAAATAACAGAAGCTTCATCTAAACTAAAAGCACCAGACTTTTGTCCGATAGCGACACCCTGTACAAGAACGCTTAAAGCGTCTTTTTCTTCAATCTTCTTTTCTTCTCCTACTAAGGATACAACTGCTGCGTGAATTAGCGAAGCATCCTTTAAAGAGAAAGAACCTTTTGATTGTGAAACTACTACAGCTTTGATTAGAATATCAATGTTTTTCTTTTTATCTTCAGGCATTTTATACTAATTATATATTTTATTCCTTTAAGTTCTGGATATCATCACATAATATCTCTTTTATTGATTTTTCAAGAGTTGATAACTTTTTAGATGTGATACTTGCTATAGACTTGTCAAGTTCTGATAGATTTTCTAAATTAAATGATGAAATTTGCAGAGAAGTCAAGTAGGTATAGCTATCTTCAATTTTAGGATAACTATTGTTTTTAAGAATCTCGTTTATCTGAGACTTTGTCTTTCTATAAATGTCTATCTTGTTTTCAATTATATCCCTTAGGAATTTCTTTTTATACTTTAGATAGAACAGCTCATCTTCGTATTTTTTTAAGATATTTTCTTTTCTTTTTATTAGATAGGCCATCTTTGTTTTTAAAAAATCTCTTATTATATCATTAGGGTCTTCGTATTTTTTTATCTTGCCTGATGCGTCAAACAGGTGCATGTTTGATATATTTATCTTTTGACGTAGTTTAAGAGTATTGTAATCAAACTTTTTGATGTCTGCTTCGTTTTTAAACTTTAGAGTAAATTCTGGTATGTTTTCACTGCTGTTGTTAATTGTTGTAAATTCGTCAAATGACTCTAAAAAATCTTTATAGTCTGATATACTTGTAGATAATGGTATTTCTGTTATTTTTATACAATTACCCATTCTTGAGAAGACTCCTTGGAGTATAAAAGAATTTTTATCCTTTACTATTGTCCCATTAAATCCAGAATACCAAGGTATAAGTTCCTTTGGTTCTTTATTTTGAAGAATCAAGTTGATATTCTCTATTATGTCTTTTGGATTAAAACATGGAATATTCGTAGAGTATCCCGTTCCTATCCCAATTGCTCCATTTACAAGGACCATCGGTATACTTGGCAAATAAAACTTTGGTTCTATTTTTTGTCCGTCGTCTGTATTATATTCTAATATGTCTTCATCTTCTTTTGTAAAAATTTTTCTACTTGATTCTGTAAGATGAGTGAAGATATATCTCGGGCTTGCTGCATCTTTACCGTTATGGTTTCTGAATCCAAAATTACCACAGGGTTTAAGTATGTTAATATTATTTGATCCAGGAAATGTCTGAGCCATATTTATTATAGTTCCACTAAGACTTACTTCTCCGTGGTGATATGCTGTTAATTCAGCTACAGATGCTGAAAATTGAGCAACCTTTATTTCTTTTGTTATGTTTCTTTTAAAAGCTGTGTATAACACTTTTCTTTGAGAAGGTTTAAGACCGTCCATTATGTTTGGAATGCTTCTTATATTATCATAATTTGAAAACTGGATCAAATCTTTATTGATGAAATCTGAATATTTTATCTGATTTTTAGAGTCTCTTTGAGATTGTGAAATTGGGACATCTTTTAACCATACCTTCCTATCATCTGCTTTTTTTTTGTCAAATGCAAGTTTAAATGACTCATCAACATGAGGATCTGGAATGTAAATCCCAATGTTATTTTTAAAATCTTTAAAACACTCCTTTGCTTCTGTTGATGTACTTGTACCAAGACCTTTATAATATTTAGCTTTCCAACCTGGGTCTTTAAACTCGAGATAGCTTCTTTCATCATAGAAATTCAAACTTTTGTTTCCTTTTGTTACCTTTACTATGGGTGTTCTTAGAGTTCTTATAAAACCAGGTCTTTTTATTAATTCAGGCCACCAATAATGGATAAAATTTATTATTAATCCTGCTATATGAATACCGTCATGGTCAGCGTCTGCTAATATTATTATATTACCATATCTAAGACTAGATATATCTTGTTCATTATCATATTTTTTAGAATTTTGGAGTCCCATTATCTTTTTAATATTTAAAATTTCTTCATTGTTCATTAACTGCGAAGCTGTAGCTTCTCGAATATTGAGGAGCTTTCCTTTAATGGGCATTATTCCATAATTAGCTCTACCTACTATAGATAATCCAGAAACAGCAAAAGAACTAGCACTCAATCCTTCGGTTAATATCAAAGAACAGTCTTTACTTTTTGAAGTTCCAGCATTCGTAGCATCATCTAAATTTTTAACAACTATTTTTGATTTCTTTACA